GTATCGACCCTGTTCGTCGCGGCCAAGACTATCACACCGGTGTCAGAGTCAAAACCATCCATCTCCACAAGAAGTTGGTTGATAGTTTGCTCCCTCTCGTCATTCGAGGCGAAGGCGCTCCCACTCCGCTTCTTCGCAATGGCATCAATCTCATCGATGAATATTATGCACGGTTGATTCTCTCGTGCCACCTGAAACAAATCTCGAATGCGCTTCGCCCCAACACCCACAAACATCTCCACAAAATTAGACCCACTGCAGTTGATGAAAGGGCACGCGGCCTCACCGGCAATAGCCTTGGCGAGGAGGGTCTTCCCACACCCCGGTGGGCCGGTCAGGAGTGCACCCCTCGGCACGCGCGCACCAGACTCCGCGTACGCCTCCGGGTTCTTCAGGAAATCCACAATCTCCTCCAGCTCAGACTTTGCACCATCAATTCCCTCCACATCCGTGAACCTGGTTTCAACTTCATTCGCCACAGTAAAGTTGTTCGGAACCATGGGGTTGGCCATCTGCATGCCACCCACGAAAGACCGGAAGATGAAAGACAGTAAGAGTACCATCCAGAAAATTGACATGAAATCTATGTCTGTGCTCGGTGGCTCGAGGATTTGCACATCAGCCTCAGACTGTGACAAGATGCGCCACAATTCCTGGTTTTGAACGATCTGGCTGACTCCAACTCCTTCATCCTCGTCTATGAAGACAGCCACACCGGTTTGCGTCGAAGGTATATACACCTGCTTCACCTTACCCTCAGTCACACCTCGAATCATCTCCGAATAGGAGGATTCTCTCTTCTCCACTTTCACCGGTGGAGACCCCAAAGAAAATTTTTGTAAAATCGAATTCATCTTATTCTTGGAGAAGATTATAATTCTTCAAGTTTTCTTCATACTCCGGAGTCTTCTCCAATGTCGTCGTGTGCACGAACTTTAATATTTTCCTCTCACCCCACGATACAGGACTGACCCGGTGGCGTGCACCATTTGCCCTCACTATCAGCAAACTGTTTGGTTTCGTATATATCCGGTGCGGTATCAAGCCATCCGACCACTCCGTGTAAGAATCTGTCGTGTTTTCGATCGTATATACCATTTCGTACTGAGGTTCCCTGTACAAAGGTGTGTCACTGTGCCAGTCCATAGAAGACCCCACGCCGTACACCCGGTACTCCGTCGGCACATCACTCGGGAATATACCGTCACCCAGGTGCACCGAACGTAACACGGAATTCACCGGAGAGTCTCCGGGGACGTGACACCCCAACCGGTGGTGGGCACACGTACTGCGCTCGCCACCAAGAAGATTTGTCATTTTTTCAGTCTCACTCTTAATTAGGTTGAAGTCTTTATCACTGAAAAAGTCCTCAATGTATGTGACCCCCTCCCGGTTTTTAATAAAAACACACATCCACGTGAGTGCACAACAAATTACGAATAACATACCCTACCGTATCTCGCGAAAAACCACACGTCAGAACCACGCACGCGCGCACCATGACTGTCACGTGTTGCTTCCCAGACTGTCAAAATAGAGTCTCCGGTCACGGACATAACGCGGAACCCATGTTGTATAGTGGGAGATGTGACACGTGCAATCATCGCGTCATCCAGATGCGCCTCCAAGCGTGTCAACTCAGAGATCAGATCGCACGATCTCAAGTCCAAGAATCCATGGATTTTGTATCAAGACTCTGTGACGAATAAACTTACTGTTGTAATACAAGAACCTCAGACATGCGCACGACAACAACGACACGCGAACAGACGTGGAACCGGCAGTGGAACTATGCACTGAAAATGTTTTGCTGGCACTTGGGTCACCTCACACCCGTGTTCCGCGAAGCGTACGAGAGAATCGTCGAACTTGAGTGCGATCGCAGGATCGAGGAGGGTTCCGAGATCACCGGTGACCCTCACGCGATCTACGCTATAAACGTGTATCTCGGACGGACGGTAAACATGTAATATTACAAAACAGGTCTATCTATGATGACGCTTGCCATTCGTAATCATTCCTCATTATTATGTAATCATTCTCGGACACTGCCTTAAACGACTCGGATCGTAGTAAAGACGCCATTATGTCGCTGTTTACGCTCTCGAATCGTGCGGTGCATCCATGAAGCGCACACAGCTCCTTCGTAAGACGAACGATCCTTCGGGCGATACCACGACGTCGAAAATCCTCAAACGTCGTGATTTTCGCAATCGTGAAACGATGGAAACGTTGGATGAACCTGACGTAGATTTCGGCGACGGGCCAGTTCTCGAGAGTCTCACCGTTTACGGTAACATCGTCGCAGATGGTGAAGAATTGCGATTGCGATTCTCTTGCCTTGATGAAACGATCGAACCGTTCGACGAAATCTTCACATCGAACCCATTCATAGTTGTTTTCGTCCTCTCCTTCTTCTTCTTCTTCTTCTTCCCACAGACGGAAGTCCTCTAGTTCCCACAGATGACGGTATTCCTCCATTAGATATGGTGTCGAGAGTCGAGTTGAGAGTCGACTTGTGACGGTCACCGGACAGGTCAGCCCCGACTAGTGTCACCCAAATTTGACCAAATTTGTATATTTTTAGAAAATTTGTATATTTTTAGAATAAAAAACCAATTGGCAGTTGTGTCGGAGCCAAAAAATATACAAATTTGTATATTTTTGGAAGACCTTCTCCGGACGGCACCCCCACGTGTGGTCATAACTCGACGCGATGAACGTCTCGTACAGAGGCCTCCTCGACTGCATCGAAAAAGGGGGGCGCACACAGGCCGAGAGGGAAACGCAATTCATCCGGGTACTCAACGATATCATCTTCGAAGCACGGTCTACCATGACCGACGCGGTGTACGTGAGGGTGTGTAAGAAGCTACGGAGGGCGTACCTCAACGAAAAATCTCGACATAAACTCGTTAGAAAAATAGTCGATACTATTAGGAAGCATGAGTCTGAGTCTCGAGGATCAACCAAAGCTCGTGCAATACTTGACCGTAGATTCTAGATTTGTGAATGGGACGAACAATACATTTTCCCTAGACTTTACCCTGGAAAGCAACACCCACCCTCAGGGGCTGTCCAAGGTGTGCGGTATCAAGGTCGTCGAGTTCTACGTCACACAAGTCGGAGGAAATTCGAGCAACCTGAACACGGACATCGCAAAGTACGTCGATGTCGTGTGTGAAGACATCCCCACACCGGGGCAAATACTCGACGAGAGACACTCCGCGATACTCACCCGCGTACCCCTCGAGAGACACTTTTCCGGGGGAACCAATAACATCCTCATAAGGGACAAACAGTGGAAACCATTTCAGCGTAAATTAAACTATTTCAACCCGATCTCTATAAAGAAACTAAATTTTAGACTATATGAGATGCAGGATGACGGAGATTATCTCCTCCTAAATCCAGCGTGCACGTGGCATATGATACTCGAGATTCACACTATCGACGTGAAAGCGAAGCCGGTCGATAAAAATGCCCAAATCCTCGTTGCCCTCGATAAACTCATAAAGAAGATAGACACCCTCAATACGAATGTTAAAAAACTCCCCGAAAAACCCCCCGATGAAAAGAAGAAATATCCGTTTAGTCTTCTCGTGGCGATCGTCGGCTTGCTGGTGGGAGCTTTCGTCTACTGGGCGAACCGAAACACAGGGGTAACCCCGGTTGGTATTCCTGCGTACCCACCTGTTTGAACAACACAGTTTTCTTCTTCATAATTTTCTTCCGCACGAAACATAGTTGACACTTGTAATAGACCAAACCGGAAGATTTCTCACCAACCTTTCTCCACTTGTGCGTATCGTCACCCGTCGTGACGAGGGGCGGTGCCCTCGGCTTGCGCCCGCGCTTGCGTGTGCGCACAACCTTTCGACGAGGCGAGGGTGGGGGCGTCGGCGTCGGCGTCGGCGTCGGCGTCGGCGCGCAACTGAAAACCGTGTTTGGAAACATGCTCCGTATGTCTCTACACGGGGGATATCCCTCACACGAGCATATCTCGTAGTGCATCATTTTGTGACGATCGCGATGGACATCGTCGTCGAGACGCCGAGGAAGAACTGGAGCGAACTCTTCTACTCGGCGATGAAATGCGACCAACTCCACGTCGTCGACGCCCTCCTTCATCTCGAGAGCGGTGTCAATCTCGTGCACGGCGTGCCGAGGCGCCACTGGGGCGATCTCTTCTTAGCCGCCCTCCGGTGCACCCGACCGGAGATCGTGCGCGCCCTCTACTCCCTCGGGTTCGAGGAACCGGTGGAGTATCCACACCTCGTGAGGGAACTCGTGGAAGAATTCAGCGTACAGACGTGGAACACGAAACTCGCGGAGTGCCTCCGGGTCATCCTCGACCACAAACAACCGTCTCCGGTGAGAGATACGCCAACCACGAGACACTGGAAGATGCGATTCAAGAAACCGGACACGATCTATGAAAATCCACAAGGGATTATGATTCCATTTCCACGAAAATAAAATAACACGGTATTGTAGCATGTTGCCCATCGTCAACCATGCCAGGCTGGCAAGGATCGAGGTGGCACAGAAACCAACGGTCGAAATGTCCCTGAATAATGTATGTATAGTTGTAATAATTTTAGCTGCGCTTGGCCTTTACAAAAGATACAAGGATATCAGTCATAAGCGTGCACAATTGAATGCTTTATCGCTTTAGACGGTTCTAAGTAAATGTCGCGCTTCATCAAACGGTCGAGCTTTTTCTCCGGTATCTTCGTTTTGTTCATGTAGGTGGCACGAATCATCTTCATGAATTTCTCACACGTGCGAATCTCATCCTTCATCTCCTCGTATTTGCCCCACATGCCACTCGACAGTTGGTGAATCAATATGTACGCGTTCCGCGCGATGCGCCTCTCCGCGCCTCCGAGGAGCATGAAGGTCGCGGCCGAACAACAGGCACCTTGGGCTATAGTCACCACCCGAACCCGACTCTTTTCCAACAGGTTCATAAGACTGAAACCACAAAAGAGGTCACCCCCCTCCGAGCAGATGTGCACGCGAATCTCCGGTTCGTAGTTCAATATCTCAGCGGAAATCCTCAACAAGTTTTGCTCCAGTCTCTTAAACTTTTCCACAAATTCCAAAGTGTTCTCATTATTGATCTCACCATAGTAATACATCTCATTACCGGTGACCTTGACAACCTCAACCTCTTCGTCCTCATCCTCATTCTTCCCTAAGACGTATTGCATCCTTGATGAGTTTCTTAATCGTATTCACGTCTCGTGCCTTTAATTTATTTTGAATGCACAAGTGATTCATCACATCGAATGACACCGGGGAAATGTTATACGCCATCAGGTGCTCAATCTTTTTCTGTCTCGCGTAGAGGTGGAGTAAGTACAGACTCTCGTGATCCACGACAGATGGATACACGGGATTGTCCTGACGAATCGTCTTTATCTTTTCATGTCTCATGCGAGTGTTCCCGTGCTTCGTCCAACCGCTTCCGGGTCGAATCTTTTCCCTCTTCAGGGGCATACCCATGTGATACTTTGGACAATGGAGCGACCGGTTCACGAAATATGGCATCAAGTCCCACGCACCCTCCTTGTACATCACACCGTCGAGGAGGTCGGCGTCACTGAAACTCATCGCACACCCGACCACGTTCACCCCAACTGAGTCTAAATAATTAGTTTGGAAAATATCAAACATATGTCCATGTTCCTGACAATACCCGGAGGTATGCCTCGACTCCACATTCGACAAGAGATCATATATGATGTCCTTCGGGGTGACAAAAAGATCTTGTGCATCAAATCCCTCGTTGTACGATAAGTATGTTCGAATGTTACCCTTACTCCGAATCGCCGCGTCCATACTAAATTTTTGTGGAGTCAACAGAGCCAACCTATCCGGTGGGTGGGGTGGAATTATTAATGTCTTGAAATTAGGAAGCATAAACATCGACGAACTCGTGACGATCAAACTTCCACGTGTCAAACGACCACCCGAAGACACCTCCTCCACCACGGGCTTGAACACCGGTTCGTAATCGTCCACGTACACGTGCTTCGAACTCCCCCGGATAAAATCAAGAAAATTACTTTTTGATTTCATGTGTTCACACAATAACTCAACACCCTCCCTCCGTGAAAAAAATTTTTGAAGCACATACGTCTTTCCCACACCGGAAGAACCCGTGATGAACACGTTGTGACCCTCGGAGACCAAAGCCTCGAGTCTCTCTAGGGTGCGCTCGTGCAAGTTCACGTCATCCTCCGGTTGTTTTTTTTCCTCCACGGTTTTAATGAAGGCGTCCATAGACCTTACTAATCAGGCAATAGATATGGTACTCAAAAATGACGCACTCAACGAACGATTGATTTCACCGATAAAGAAGAAATTATTCCCATTCGTTGCCTGCGTGGGACTTTTTAATATGTTATTGCTTTTACTCCTTATTTATATCGCCACTAATCTTCCACAGCAAC